GTTGGTAAAACGCCATAAAACACCCCTGCCTTTTTGTTTAGAATGCCGAAGTTACCGAAGTTAGCAAAAAGATGTTTACTTCAATAACGTCATGGGTTATAATGCAATCATGGTTAGCGAAGTTAATAAAGCGCAGTTGCTTTTGCGCCCCGTTTCTGCTGTTTTGTAAGTGCAATTTCATTATAGCAGACGGTGTTAACTTTTGCAACTATCAAATCGAAAATTATTTGATGGGGGTGAAAAAGTGAATCTTCCCGAAGCATGGACGGGTCGGCTGATCGGCAAGATGCATAACAACGGCATCACGAACACGGAGCTTGCCAATCGGCTCGGCTACCACAAGGCGTATGTCAGCATGATCCTGAACGGCCAGCGAAGCCCAAGCAATGGCCGCGCCAAACTTGAGGCGGCTGTCGATGAGATCATCAAGGAACGGAGGGGAAACGGTGCAGACTGAGATGACGGCAGCGGACGGCGAGCGCTTTGCCGCTATTGTTTGGCAGACTTATGCGAAATACTTCAACGTCACTGTTGAGCCCTTGAACCAACGCAAAAAGGAGAGCAAGCAAGATGATCGCCCCGTGTAAGGACTGCGTCGAGCGCTTCGTCGGCTGTCACGCATCCTGCCCCCGGTACGCAGAATTCAAGGCCGGATGCGAAGCCCGGCGGGAAGCGCGGACAAAGCTGTACCCAATCGCCGATTACACCGTCGACATCACCAAGAGAGTACAAAAAGCGGCGCACCGCCGCAGAAAGTAGGAAAAACAACCATGACAAAACGAAAGGCAACCTTCGCCACCACCGCGATCATGACGCTTTTAGCCGCCGTGATCTTCTTCGTCTGGAAATTCGGAAACGGTCTCGGCTTTGCCGTCATCGAGGGAATCTTCGCCGTTTACGGCTTTTCCAGTCTGGCCGATGACTGCAGCCGCTGGCTTCAACTGCCGGACACGGCGATCATGCAGAGAGGAGGGCGGCACTAATGATTATTTATCTGGCCGGGAAGATCACCGGCAATCCCGAATACCGCAAACAGTTTGCTGCGGCAAAGGCAGAACTGGAAGCAGAGGGTCATATCGTTCTGAATCCTGCCGAGCTGCCGGAGGGCATGAGCCCAGCCGCGTATATGCGAATCTGCTTTGCAATGATCGACACGGCGGACGGGATTTGTGGCGTTGGCGGATGGACTGATAGCCGCGGCGCGAGAATAGAAACGTCCTACGCTGACTATATCGGAAAACCTATCCGTAATCTGGATGACGCTTTGGAAGGATGGTTTGAATGAACGACACACGTTACACGGCCATCGCTGCCGCCCTCCGGGAAGAGTTTCCGAAAGCCAATAAGGGCACGGTGAGCATGGCGCTGCACACGAACGACTACGGCGTGAAGTTTTGCGCCAGAGCGCAGGAGATTTACGACGCCGTGATGCAGCGTAAGCCCCGTACACCGCGCCGCGTCAAGCCCATACGGTTACAGTGCCGGTTGACCGAAAGCACCGCACAGCGCGTTAAACAGGCGCTGGAAAGAAACGGCATCGCATCCATGCAGACTTTCTTGGAATCTCTCGTGCTTTCATGGCTGGCGCAGTCTGAATGCTCCACCACATGGGCGAAAAAAGAAAGCGCCGCCGGTGAAGATGACACCGACGACGCTCTCTATAGGAATAACAACCATCCGAATGGTACCACAAATTTTAAATAATGTCAATGGAGGCAAAAGGAATGACACTCTACGAAATCGACAAGAGCATTGAGGCTCTCGTAAATGCAGTTGATCCTGACACGGGCGAGATCACGGTGGACAACGATGCGCTGGACGCGCTGCTGATGGAGCGTGACACGAAGGTTGAGAACATCGCCTGTTGCATCAAGAACCTTTCCGCCGACGCAAAGGCCCTCAAAGAAGAGGAAGCAGCTCTTTCCGCCCGCCGAAAGACAACCGAGAAGAAAGTCGAACGACTGAAAGACTATCTTACATACGCCTTGCAGGGCGAGAAGTTCCAGACTGCAAAATGCGCCGTATCGTTCCGAAAGTCTACTTCGGTCGAAGTGGATGACAGCTTTGTTGAATGGGCGCAGACCTCCGGCAACGAAGGCCTCCTTCGTTATAAACTGCCGGAGGTGGACAAGGCCGCCATCAAAGCGCGGCTGACATCTGGCGAGGAAATCCCCTGCGCCCGTTTCGTGCAGAACACGTCCATTACGATTAAATGAAAGGAGTTTAAACATGGCTTACTACAAAAACGAATTTGACACCGGCTTTGTCATCGACGAAAAGACCGGCGAGAGCACGGCGATGTTTACCGTCGGAATAACCGTCGCGGAATACCGCGAGCTCGTAGATAGAGCAGGAAAGAACGACGCTGCGCGTCTCGCCGATGACTACTGGAAGATGCGCACGGAGAATGTCGCCCTGCGCGCCGAGCTTGCCGATCTCCGGCAGAAGCTCGCGGAGGTAAAGGAGGCGGCGGAATGAAGCGCTTTCGCCTCCTCCGCCCGGACGAGATCGAGTGCCGCATCCAGAGAATCTACGAAAGAAACGGCGTCGCAACATCCGTTGCCATTCTTCTTTACAAAACGGCCAGAACTGACGCTGACCTTCTGGATGAAACCGTCGGCAGTGACAAATGGGAGAACGACTTCAAGCTGATCGACGGCACTCTGTACGGCGGAATCGGCGTCGATTTCGGCGACGGTCATCTTGTTTGGAAATGGGACGCGGGAACGGAGAGCAACACCGAAGCGGAAAAAGGCCGCGCCTCCGACGCTTTCAAACGTGCCGGTTCCAAGCATGGCATCGGGCGTGAGCTGTATTCCTCGCCGAAAATCTTTATCGAAGCCGAAAAATGCAAGAAGCTGAAACAGAACGAGCGATCCGGCAAATGGGAATGCTACGACGCTTTCGATGTAACGAAAATCGAATACGACACATCAGAGCGCATCAAATCGCTGGAAATCTCCGTTGACGGTCGCGCTGTGTTTTCCTTCCCGAAGCGAAGCATTCCAAAGGATGCCCGCCCCGACCTGAACGCCGAATATGAGCCGCCGGTGAAAGCAGAGCCGAAGAAGCCCGACAACATCATCATCGGAGGGAACGATAAACCGTTTTCTCCCGTGTGTGCCGATTGCGGAGCGAGCATTTCTGAAAAAGTACACGATTACAGTGCGCGAAAGTTTGGCCGCCCGCTCTGCATGAGCTGCCAGAAAAAAGCATGAAGGTTGACAAGGCAATCTGGGAGGGCGGCTACTTAAAGCTCCATACCGCGGACGTGGACGCGAGGCACTTTGCCTACGCGTTCACGCCGGGGGAATATGAGATCAAGCCCAAAAACATACGCAGCCTCGACGCGAACGCTTATGCCTGGACATTGATCGACAAGCTCGCGGCGGCTACCGGCGTTCCGTCGTCCGAAGTCTACCGCCGCGCCGTCCGCGACGTTGGCGGTAACATGAAGATCGTCTGCATCCAGTCAGCGGCGGCGGAAGAGCTGCGGCAAGTCTGGGCATCAAACGGCCTCGGCTGGCAGTCCGATGTCACAGCGTCCAAGATCCCCGACTGCGTGAATGTGATCCTCTACTACGGCTCTTCGGTCTTTTCTAGCTCCACGATGAGCCGCCTTATAGACAACCTGATTCAGGACGCCAAGGCCGTAGGCATCGAGACCATGCCGCCGGACAAGCTCGCCGCCCTGCTCGGCGAATGGGAGGGAAAACGTGAAAAGAATCTCAAGCAAGCGCGCTAAGGCGTGCGCGATATCCCCGGCGGTGAAAGCTCGCGTATGGGATCGCGACAATCACTGCTGTGTTTACTGCAAATCAATCTATGCTTTCCCAGAAGCCCATTACATTCCCCGTTCCCGCGGCGGGCTTGGTATCGAAGAAAACGTGCTGACCCTCTGCCGCCTCTGCCATGATGCATTCGACAACGGCACGGCGACGATGCGGCAGGAGATCGGGCACTACTGCCGGGACTATCTCAAGTCTCACTACCACTGCTGGGACGAGCAAAATCTAATTTACCGAAAGGATGATCCAAGATGGCAATGAACACATGCGTCCTCATGGGACGCCTTACACGAGACCCGGAGAAGCGTTACACGGCGAACAACACGCCGGTCGCGTCGTTTGCGATCGCCGTTGACCGCTTCAAGGAGGGCACGGACTTCTTCGACATTACCGCATGGCGTGAGACCGGCGAGTTTGTATCCAAGTGGTTTTCCAAGGGCGACATGATCTGCGTCCGCGGTCGCATCCAGAACCGCGATTGGACGGATAAAAACGGCAACGCCCGCCGGTCAACGGAAATCGTCGCGGATGAGGTCAGCTTCTGCGGCGGCAAAAAGGACAAGCCCGACCAGAAGGAAGCCTACGAGCGCGCACAGCTCGAGCCGGTCGAGGATGACGGACAGCTTCCGTTTTAAGGAGAGAAAATAATGGTATACGACGTTTTTATCATGGACTGCGACAACCTTTTCGACGCAGACCCCATGGAGACAAATTTGATCCGGCTGAATGACATGTCGCCGGAAGAGATGGACACGCTGGCGAGGATCCTTGCAAAATACAAAGTTTCGGTCTGGCTTTCGCCGCACGAGGAGTAAACGATGGCAAAGAGCGGAATTGACTACTTTCCGCTCGATGTCATTTTGGACGAGAAGTTTGACCTGATAGAAGCAGAATACGGCTTGACAGGATTTGGTGTGATCGTTCGCCTGCTGCAAGAGATTTACGGCAAGGCGGGTTATTACATTGAATGGACAACGGAGGTTGCGCTTTTGTTCGCCCGCAAGGTCGGGTTGGGTGGGAACGTCGTTTCCGAAATAGTAGAGGCTTCTATCAGAAGAGGTATGTTCGACAGAGAGAAATATGACAAGTACCACGTCTTGACATCCCGAGGGATTCAGAAACGGTACTTCGAGGCAGTCAGCCGCCGTAAGGTTCTCGAAGTCGATGAAAACATACTTCTGGTTAATGTCGCCCTTCTTTGCCCAAATGTTGACATTCGAGCGAAAAATGTAAACATTTTTTCCGAAAATGCGAACATTCCCAAACAAAGTAAAGTAGAGGAAAGAAGAGTAAAGGAAAGTAAAGAAGAGAAACCGCGCGTGTCCGCGCTGGATGTGGCTTTGAACGATTTTGCGGAAATGCGGAAAAAGATGCGCAAACCGCTTACCGACCGCGCCCTTGCTCTCACGCTTTCCGAACTGGAAAAGATCGCACCCGGCGATGACGAGAAGAAGATCGCCATCCTCAACCAGAGCATCCAGCGCGGTTGGCAGGGAGTTTTCCCGCTCAAGGACGAGCCGGAAGCGCCAAAGAAAACAGTTTCCGCCCCGCATGGAGATGACAAAGACCGTCTCGAAAGGCTTCTGGCAAATCTTAAAAATAAACCAAACGAGGAGGAAAGACCATGAGCGATAATATGCACGGCTTTAAAGCCTATGAACCCGGCTTGATCTGCCGTGGACACAAATACGAAGAGAACACGGTTTACAAAAAATCCGGTCACGGCATCTGCGTTCCGGGCGTAACACACTACTGTGTTAATCCGTTCGACGTTTTAGACCATTACCCGCTTGTCCGACCGGACGGACAGTTCAGCGACTTTACAACCGTGGAAGCCATCGATCCTCCGGTAACGGATGACGACAAGAAATTCGCAACCAGCATGATTAAAATCGGCGCAAAGCTTGGCTTTTCCGGCTTTATTCAGGCGTGCGTTGATTTTCTTTTTGAGAAAACGATTAAGAAAATGCCGAAGCCGGAGGACGTTGACGTTTCCGATGCCGCGCAGATCGGCAGTTCCGGCGATGCCGCGCAGATCGGCAGTTCTGGCAGATACGCGCAGATCGGCAGTTCCGGCGATGCCGCGCAGATCGGCAGTTCCGGCTATGCCGCGAAGATCGGCAGTTCTGGCAGATACGCGCAGATCGGCAGTTCCGGCGATGCCGCAAGAATTGTGATCGAGAATGTCCACGGCGTCGCGGCGGCTATCGGCAAGCGCGGGAAGATCAAGGCTCCCGTTGGTACATGGTGTACTCTCGCCGAGTACGGCGAATGGGACGGAGATGGATACCCCTGCATCTGCGTTAAGTCGTATCAGGTGGATGGTGAGATCATCAAAGCGGATGTGTTCTACACCCTCCGCAACGGTGAGATCGTAGAGGCGGAAGAATGATCTACATCGGCATAGACCCCGGCAAGAACGGCGGCCTCGCCATTCTGAACGGGGAGGAAGTCCAGACGTTCCGGTACGACCGCGACACATACCGCTGTGTCCTATCCGATTTGCGCGGCGAAAAGGCGGTGTGCTGCTTGGAGCACGTCAGCGCCATGCCGAAGAACGGAAGCGTGTCCATGTTCCACTTCGGCGAAAACTTCGGCTGGCTACAGGGGACGTTGGAGGCGTTCGGCGTCCCCTACGAGCTGGTAAAACCGCAGAAGTGGAAGAAGGAATTTTCCGTCACCGCCGACAAGAACACGTCCATAGAGGTCTGCAAGCGGCTTTTCCCCGGCGTGAATTTGATACCGCCGGGCTGCCGCAAGGAGCATGACGGAATGGCGGAATCTTTACTCATGGCACTCTACGCCAAGCGGAGGCTCGGATGAAACGAATTGACCTTACCGGGCAGCGCTTCGGACGCCTGACGGTCATACGATACGACCACTCCGAGCACGACGGCGCACACTGGCTCTGCAAATGCGATTGCGGAAAAGAAAAGGTTGCCGCCGGGTATTCCCTGCGGAGCGGAAAAACAAAATCCTGCGGCTGTCTGAACTCCGACGCTTCGCTGGCAAAGCTCGAAAAGGCAAGGGCGGCTATAAAGGCACGACCGAGAAAAGACCTGACAGGTCAGCGGTTCGGGCGGCTCGTTGTCCTCGGCCTTGCCGATGTGCCGGACAGGAAGGGCTTCATTTTCTGGCGCGTCCGCTGCGACTGCGGAACGGAAAAAGTCATCATGCAGAACAACATCATTTACGGACAAACGCGTTCCTGCGGCTGTCTCGCAAACGAAGTGAGAGCGGCCAGAGCCGAACACATGAGGCAGGGCAGAAAGCCGAAAAAAGCGCCGGTTGAAGTCAAGAAGCCGAAAAGCGCGAAACCGGCCCCTGTCCGCAAGGTTTACCCGGAAAGAACCGCCGCAGAGTTTTTCCGTTTCTCCAAAGCGCACGGGTGCAGCGTGTGCGCGGACAGGAAGGACTGCGACATGTCGTTTTGCAAATACGAAGAGGAGATGATGACATGACCTACAAAGAAGCAAAACGAATCCTGCACCCAGACACTACGCGGAAAGCTCTTGCTGAGATCGAGTTCTTTGGCGGATTTCACGGCAAAGAGAAATCGCGCAAGGCAGTAGATGAGGCTTGTCTTATAGCGTGTGAGGCGCTGGACAAGCAGATTCCGAAAAAGCCGACCAGCGGCGTTGACAGGACATGGGGAACGCCTACGAAAGAAGCAATTTGTCCCGCATGTGATTACGCCCTTGGACATTGGGAATTTATCGGCGGTGGTAAGAAAATCACATACTGCGAGCATTGCGGACAGGCGATTGATTGGGAGGGCTGACCATGTCTGAATACACGAAAATTAAAACAGCGCGGACGATTATCTGCGAATTATGCAACGAGCTCTATCCAGACGATCCTTGCGAACCGGCAGACTGTGACTGGCTGCGGATGCTCGAAAAGGACGCGCTTTCCTGCGACAACTGCAAATGGCTCGGCAAGCGTCACCAGAAGTGCTCCTGCTGTCGAAGAAATTTCGGCATGAAAGACAACTATGAGGAGAAAACACCATGACACACAAAGACTTTTCAACGATTCAGCGCATGTTAGGCTTCATCGAGGGCGCTATATTTGACCCCGACAAAAGCGTAAGCTGCGGGATTCTCGACGCTATTGAAGTTATCGACGCAACGCTTGAAAAAGAAGTGCGAACGGACGGAGGCGACGACAATGGCTGAATACTTAGAACGCGAAACGGCGGTTATGCGATTGATGCAGGACGGGTGCAGCGCAAAAAACGTACAGACCATCATGACGCTTCCCGCCGTTGACGTCGAAAAAATGTCAGACGGATACCACACTTTCGCAGACTTGTATGAGCAAAGGCTCATTCTGTCTGCCGCTCTTGCCAAAAATAATCCGCATGCATGGAAAAGCAAGCGGCATGAGGATGGTAGTGATCCTTTCGGCGGGGGATGGTTCATTATGGGCTTTGACACCGACGAAGGATGTTATACATACCATTATGAATTGAAAGACTGGGATCTGTTTCAGTGCAAGGAATTGGACAAAGGAAAGCCGTGGGATGGTCACACGTCAAGGGATGTCCGGAGATTGCTTTCAATTCCTGCCGCCGTATCCGTCCCGCAATGGATAAGCGTCAAGGACAGGCTGCCGGACGTGGCTGGTATGTACATCGTTACGGCTTGTGACGAGTGGTGTTCGCATGGAGAAGGAATCTGGTATGACACGGTTGTTGTAGTTGCTGAATATTCCGGCGGTTGCTGGAATTGGAACGACAACGGGACAGATTACGACATAGACGACCTTGTTACTCATTGGATGCCGCTTCCCGAACCACCGAAAGGAGAAAATGATGGCTGAATACATAAAGCGCGAGACGGTGATTAACCATCTGGACGCTTGCATGGATACGATTTGGAAGCCTGAAATTGTCGCATTGAAGTGCTTTGTTGAAGGGATTCCTGCCGCCGACGTGCGCCTGTACGGCATGGGCGGTGGGCGCTGAATAAGAAATACGGCGATTATGAATGCTCCGAATGTGGGCAAGGAGACGTTAAGGCCATGGATTTTACGAACCTAAAAATGCGATACTGCCCCAACTGCGGCGCAAAAATGGACGGTGCGGAATGAAGCACGGTACTGACATCTGCGCAAAGTGTGAGATCAAATTCAATCCGCGATATTTCGACTGCGAGTGCGAGGATGACTTCACATGCGCCGACTACGCGTGTTACCGGTGCGAGCACTTGCATCACTGCTATGGCCAATGTGCAAAGAGAGGATGGGAGGAATGAGCGTTCTGTATTTGATATCGTTATTGTTTACGCCGTCGTATGAGAAAACCGCTTGTCACAACATAGCCCATGCGCTGTTCTGCATAGCCGATGCGTTATGGCTCGCGGTCATAAGCAAGATTTTGGGATGGTGGTAAACATGAACGACTGTGAATCCTGCATCCACTACCCGCCGAGCGCTGCGGACGGAAAGCCCTGCTGCTTCTGCGATCCGATAGACCCGCTGCTGAATTGCTATCAGAGAAAGGATGACGAACCGGATGAAGAAAATAACGTTTGAATTGCCGGATAACACCGTAGGGGCGACCCTTTCGCTCCTGCTTGACCACGACGACCGTTACACACTTGTCGCAGAATGCATTGGCACGGCCCATCTGCGGAGCGGAACTGTGGTTCAAATCGAAGAAAATGAAGGCGGTGACAGCGATGCATAAACCCTGCTACGGCAAATGCCATCGTTGTGTGTGGCGGTGGAATGGGGGGTGTAGCGAATGGCAATGACGGATTTGGAACAGACCGCAATGGAGCGTCTGCGTCTCGCATCGCAAATGTCGCTGAAACTGTATAAGCAGCCGCTACTGCTGACCGACAGCGGTGGGAAGGACAGTGCCGCAATCTGTAAGCTCGCCGAAAATGCCGGAATCCCGTTTGAAATTGTCCACAGCCACACCACGGCGGACGCGCCGGAAACGGTATACCACGTCCGAAAACGTGCCAAAGAGTACGAGGCGCGCGGGATAATTTACACAATTCGTTACCCGACATATAAGGGGCAACGAACGAGTATGTGGGCATTGATTCCCCAAAAGTTGATGCCGCCGACGCGTGTCATGCGGTATTGTTGTGACGTTTTGAAAGAATCGACAGGGAAAAACCGCTTCATCGCAACGGGTGTCCGCTGGGCAGAAAGCGCGCGCAGAGCTAATAATCGCGGGGTGCTGGAAATTGTAGCAAGAACGCGGTCAAAAAATCTGATTCTGAACAATGACAACGATGAGGACCGACAACTTTTTGAGACTTGCCAATTAAAAGGTGAGCGAGTGTGCAACCCGATTGTTGACTGGGAAGACCGCGACGTGTGGGATTATCTCGACGACCAAAAGGTTGAGACGAATCCGCTGTACGGCGAAGGGTTTTCCCGCGTAGGCTGTGTTGGATGTCCGCTGGCGGGGAAGAAACGTTACGCCGAGTTCGCCCGCTGGCCGGGGTTCCAAAAAAATTACATCTGCACTTTTGACAGAATGCTCGAAGCACGAAAAGCCCGCGGGAAAACCGATGACATGCGCTGGGGAAAGACCGGCGAAGACGTGTTTCACTGGTGGATGGAGGACGGCGTTCTTCCGGGTCAAGCAAACATATGGGAGGACTATGAAATGCGCTTGATTGACGCAGAAAGCCCGCAGAACATAATTTTCGTTTCCGATCTGGTAATCAAGGAAATGAAAAAGATTCCGACGGTCGATATTGACCGCCCAACCCGCAGCCAGTTTAAGAGAATGGCGGTGCAGCTGGGGTATGAGCCGGTCGTGCATTGCCGCGAGTGCAAGCACCATGTAGCCGGTTACTGCTGCCGAGACATCAACGGAAGAACAAATATGTTCCGTATGTTTGACAACGATTTTTGCAGCTACGGAGAAAGGAGAACCGATGCAAATGAACCGGCTGGAACATGATTTGAAAGCGGAAGCTATGCTGGAAGTCTGCTTGTGGTGCGAAGGATGCTCGGAGCCGTCGTACTGTGTGAAACTTGCCGAGTGGATTGTGAAAAAGAAGGAGGAGATACGCGATGAGCAGTAAATCCAAGCGCAAACCGAAAGACGTCTCCATGCACAAGGCCGTTTCCATCGCCATGACGATCTTCGTCTGGGCGTGGATGTCCTGCTTCAATCCTACGCAGGAGGACGTGAACAAGCTGTCGGCGGAGGTGGCAAACATCCGGGAGAGCGTTGGAAGCGGCAATCTCAACGTCTGGATGGTCAGAGACGCCATAAAGGACGAGTTCGGGTGGGAGGTTTGACAAACTGCCTGAACTGTGGAGCTCCGATCACCGGGAGCGTGTGTGAGTATTGCGGGACAAGGTACGGTACGGTTTTCTTTCCTGCGTCGTCTCCTCCGGCAATATGCGAGACTTTAACGATATACACCATAGACGGCGAGATATATCAAATCAAACGATATGGAGATATTTAACTGTGAACGATGAAAAGTATGTGTTCATTACTGACTGCGCAGAGAAGAAGCGAACGGCGCGAGGAATACATAATAAGCGCACCCACGCCGGAAAGGGCGGGAAAGTTATCTTCCCGTCCGACTATCTTACAAGAAAGGAACGTGAAGCCATGAACGGCGAAATAAAAACATACCCTCTCAGTCGACCCATGCGGTGGAAAGAATTTAAGTTACTCCCGGACGATTTGCGCCGGGAGTACATAGAGAAGCTACAGGAGCGCTTCGGCGTGATGCAGAAAGACCTTGCCGCTATGTTTGGCGTGTCCGTTAATTCGGTTGCCTTGGAAACAAAGAAGCTCGGCATTAAGTTCCCGCATCGCGGAGGATGGGCGAACACCAACAACGGTGGGTTCCGCGCCTTTTGCGCCGAGGAGCCGAAAGCCGATCATGTAGAAGCACCGCCGGAACCTGTGCATTCCACGCCGGAAGTTGCTGAACCGTCGGAGGAGGTCAAAGCTCCTGACGCTCCGCCTGTACAGAATAGGGGGGGCGCTCCCAAGAGCGGAAGCCTCTGCTTCGAGAACACCACGACCACAGAAGCACTGAACCTCGTTTACTCCGTCCTCGGATCCGTGAGCATGGCAAAGCTAAGCGTTTCGTGGGAGGCATGAAAAGATGTGCCTGACAATCGAAAATTCCGTACAGAGCGTTTAACGTTGCGAGAACGGAGGTAAAATGAGCAAACCAAGATACAAATGGTGGGGATTCGTGAAAGCGATCATCCGGGCGTACCCGATGCATTGTGAGGATTTGCGGAATATACGGGAGCAGTCTGTTGTTCCCGCATACGGCGCAACAGGACGAGGGACGGGCGTAAACCGAGCCGCTGAAAGCGTAGCCTTGCGCGAGCTTCCTTTCGATGATATGAAAGAGTATTTAGCTGTCGAAAAGACCATACGGGACACCATGCGGTATCCTAATGGTGCTGATCGCGTAAAGCTCATCGAAATGGTGTTTTTTAAGCGCACACATACTTTGCATGGGGCAGCTATGGCCCTGTTCGTTTCCTACGGAACCGCTAAGAACTGGCATAATAAATTCATCGAAAGAACAGCAGAGAACTTTGGACTTACAAAAAAAGGGGCAGTCGAATGACTACCCCTTTGCTTTATATTTCTTTCCCGTCCGGGAAAACAAAGCCGATATGTGGTTCTGCGCCAATGGCTTTTGCAATAACGCACCATTCTTCAACGGAGAACTTTCCGGTATTTAGGCGCTTGCTTAACAGTTGCGGAGACCAGTTTAGGCGGCGGGCAAGCTCTGATTTGCTAATCCCGGCGTAAGCCAGCGCCATATCAACTAATTGCTTAGCGGTCATTGGATCACCCCTTTCGATCTTATTGTAAACTATATACTTTTGCTTGTCAAATAAAACTTTTCAAAAATATTCCAAAAAGTTCAAAGCAACAGTTGACATTATAAACCGAATGGTTTATAACTACGACTGTAAGAACAAGCCGATAGGCAGAAAGGAAATTGGAATGCTTTATACAGTTCACACATCATTTGACGCGTGCGACGAGACCGGGAAATTTAGGGGTTGGAGCCAGACCGAAAAGATAGAAGCCAATGACAAGATCGCCGCCAAAATCATCGCATGGCGCCGCATCGTTGGCAGTGGTGAATACAGTCGGCTGGTGCTCAAAGCTCAGAACGCCAGAGCGTCCAGCAGGAAGTAAGCACAGAATCCGAAGGGCGGCGGCTAAACCGCCCGGAAAGGAAGCAATATGAAGGCAGTCAAGAAACCGTTTGTCGGTCAGTTGGTACAGATTCCCGCATTTGAATTTGCACCGATGCGTTCCGGCTGGAACGGCTGGATTTTCCGGGTTGGTGTTATTGAAAAGCTGTACATTTCCAAGAGCGGCAGAAAGTGTGCAAAGGTTCGTTATTGCACCAAAACCGCAGGGCGGTATCAGTTACTTCCCTGCACTGAGTATTCAAAAGGCTTTGTCATTGAAAACGTGTTCCAATGGGACGGCTTAGAAAGAGCGCAGAAAAGCTATACCGAATTCAAGGCTTACGAGGATAACGGCGAACAGGTTTGCTGGGATCAGGATTCAATTACAGGAATATTGCGGAATACTATGCGAACTGTGCAAGCCCTGAAATGCAAGAACTGATGGAGCGTTCCGCGCTTGTCATCGTCGATATCGATAATGCCATTGCTAATGGGTTTGCCGAGCTGCTTGACGGCTTGGTAGAGTTAAAGGACGGTGATGGTATTGACGAGGAGTGAGTACCGAGAATCTTTTGCTGTCTTTATTCTAAGCCACGGCAGAGTTGACGAGATAAAAACAGTAAAGATGCTGAAAGACAGCGGCTATACCGGAGACTGGTACGTTGTGATCGACAATGAGGACGACCAAGCCGATCAATACTTCTCTAAGTTCAGCGAACATGTCATTCAGTTTGATAAAAAGGCTGTTGCGGATGAGACGGATACCGGCGACACGGACAACGACCGCCGCGTTGGGGTGTTCGCAAGAAACAAGATACAAGACCTTGCTGAAGAGCGTGGCTATAAATATCATTTGCAGCTCGACGATGATTTTACGAGGATCGATTTCCGCTATGTAGAGGACGACAGGCTTGTTACAAAGGCTTGCCGAGACCTTGACACGCTTTTCTATTACCTTGTGCGTTACATCGATAAGACAAACATTGCATGGCTGTCCTTTGCGCTATCGAGCGAATATCTCGGCGGGATCCGTGGAAAAAAGTATTTCATGGGGCTTAACCCGAAAACGATGGGGTCTTTTCTTATGCGTGCTGATAAAAAGGTTAAATTCCGTATGCGCATGAATGATGATATCACCACGACGATAGACGAAGCGAGCCGTGGTCTGCTGATGTATTCTGTTATGTACCTACAGGTACAGACACCGCCGACACAGCATATGCGTGGCGGCATGACGGAAATCTATCAAGATAATGGTACGTACCGGAAGAGCTTTTACAGTGTTATGTGCTGCCCATCGTTCGTTAAGATCGCAAAACAGGGCAGAGTAAATTTTCGCATCCATCATAAAATAAGCTGGAACAACTGCCGCCCGAAGCTGGTGAACGAAAAATGGAAAAAAACTATGATTACTTAATAGTTGGAACAGGGCTTGCAGGCTCTGTTTTTGCGTATATGGCGACAAAGGCTGGGAAGTCCTGCATTGCTGTGGATCGGCGCGGCCATATCGGCGGAAACTGCTACCAAGAAAATGTTGAGGGGATCGCAGTTCATAAATACGGAGCGCACATATTCCGCACAAACAACGACGAGGTATGGAAATTCGTCAACCAGTTCGTTCATTTCAATAATTTCATTAACAGCCCCCTTGCCTGCTACGCAGGGCGGTGCTACAACCTCCCGTTTAACATGAACACGTTCCGGCAGTTGTGGGGTGTGAATTTCCCTTTTCAGGCGAAAGCGGAGATCAACCGCCAGAGACTTGTGCTTGACCATGAAGCGAAGAATCTAGAAGAACACGCGCTGTCGCTTGTTGGAGAAGACATCTATAAGATGTTTATCCGAGGGTACACCGAAAAGCAATGGGGCAAGCCGTGTTCCGAACTTCCGCCGGATATAATGCGGCGGATCCCTGTTCGGTATACGGCGGACAATAATTATTACAATGCGAAATATCAGGGCATCCCTATCGAGGGGTATAACAAACTCATTGAATCGCTGTTAAACGGTACAGACGTAGCCTTAAATACCACAAAGGCTGTACGGTATCGTCGTCTAAACGAGGAATACGAGGCGTTCAGCAAGGCGGCAGGACTACGGCCACAATACGAGCGAGGGAACATTGCGGAGTTCGGCGCGGATGCTGCAAGAGAAACAAATCGTGCATACTTGGAGATTGTAAAAAAGGCTGACGGGATGTATGATACAGGGAGCGAGAACGGAAACGTTGATGCGTATCTCCGCGATCTTCCTATCCGTCACAGGATTCAAAATGAGTACTCGCACGAGATGAACGTCGGGCGGCAGAATGGGCATTATGTCGGAACGAACGAGTATAATATGTACGTCCAGAAGCAGCAGAGGCAAGGGCTGTATGGCCCGAGTGTTGTTACTGTAACGCCGGATGAATTGAAAGAGCTTTTCAATCAGTATTCTAGCACCGGAATCATCATGCGGGATGAAAAAACAGGCAGATGGAAAGAATCGGAATTGATTACGGTCAATGATAAGATTATCGGGCAAACAGTAGATTTGCAAACCGGAGAAAAAATTGACACGCCTTGCTTTACGATTCATTACAGCCGTAAAAAGGGCTGGCATATTGTTCCCGCTTATTCTGACAACAAGGGGAGGAAAGATTGTTATGTACAGTATCAATGAGCTGCTTTCATACAACTGCAAAGATGTTTTGGTAGAAACGAAAACCGGGCACAAATACAAAGGCCGCTGTCATGTATACTGTGAGTTCGGCGAGGATGAGGACACGCCGGAAGAGTATATCACTATCAATGGCGGGCTATGTATCGACGTAGCTGACATCTTCAAAATTACAAAGAATTAAGCATCGTGTAAACACACGGTGCTTTTTCTATGACCATTTTCGTGACCTCACGAAAATGATATCACTCTTCAAAAGCATAACAGAGAGCGCCGCCTGACCTTGTGGCGGGTACAGAAATAACGGTCTTGCTTTGGCAGGGCTTCCTTCCTTTCCCCCTGTCTTGCCCCTGCGGAGGGGGATACAAATACCGCGCCGCTACTGCTCAACAGCGGCCATGCATAACAGGAAGTATCTGACGTGAAAGGCGTCTTGTGTTTTGCCGCGAGCACAAAAAATTTCGCGGTTAGTGGTGGTTTAAAACGGGCGCAGATACAGGGCTTCCCATCGCAGCCCTGCCCGATTATAAAACATTCAAGGAGTTTGTCTCTACGGAGATAGGCTCCTTTTTGTTTGCCGACGGGCATAAACGGAATACGCCGACGGGCGGAAAACGGAGGAATCATCATGGTAGAACCGAATACCAATCCCAACACCGCCGAGGGCGGGAACGAGGCTACTTTTACACAAGCCGAGGTAGACAATATCGTTGCAAAGCGTCTCGCGCGGGCAACCAAAGGAATGCCCACCGAGGAAGAAATGAACGCTTATAAGGCTTGGAAAGCCAATCAGCAGAGCGAAGCGGACAAGCTCAAGGGAATCGAGAAAGAGCGCGACACCGAAAAGGCGGCGCGGCTTGCCGCCGAAGCGAAGGTAACGCAGTTTGAGCGGGAGAAGTATCTGACCGCAAAAGGCGTTTCGGCTGATGAGCTGGAATTTTACTGCTTTAAGATCGGGCAGAAAGTGACGGACACGGTGAGCTTTGAAAAGGCAGCCGATGAGTTTCTGAAAGATCGCAAACCCGCCTCCGTGCGTGTGGATATGTCCGCGCACGTCGGCAACAGCGGCAATAGTGCCAATGGCACGAATGACGCTATGAACGCCCTGATTCGGGGCAAATTTAAATGAGAATTGTGAGGTAAACATGACTAATATGGCTACTAACATTGTAAACAGAACTGACCTTTCCGGGCTTATCCCGGAACCTGTCACCCGTGAGATCATTCAGGGTGTGACCGAGGGCAGCGCCGTCCTCCAGATGGGACGCCGCCTCCCCAACATGACCAGCAAGACCCAGACGATGAACGTTCTGGACATGCTCCCGACCGCTTACTTCGTGAACGGCGACACCGGCATGAAGCAGACCACTAAGATGAAGTGGGACAAGAAGAAAATCTATGCTGAAGAGATTGCCGTTATCGTCCCCATTCCGGAGGCGGTGCTTGACGACGCCGACTATGACATCTGGGGCGAAGTCCGCCCGCGTCTGGTCGAGGCGTTCGGCAAGGTCATTGACGGTGCTATCCTGTTTGGCACGAACAAGCCCACCTCTTGGCGTGATAGCGTCCTTGAGACTTGCACGAAGGCCGGTTCCGTCGTGGCGGCGACGCCGTACATCTATGATGACCTTCTCGCCGAGGGCGGCGTGATCGCCAAGGTCGAGGAAAGCGGCTATCTCGTCAACGGCATTATGTCCGCTATCCAGATGCGCGCGAAGCTGCGCGGTCTGAAAGACCTGAACGGCAATCCCATCTTCAAAACCGATATGCAGGGCGCGACGCCTTATGCGCTGGACGGCTCTCCTATGTACTTCCCGCGCAACGGCGCTTTTGACACTGCCAAGGCGCTTATGTTTGCCGGCGACTGGTCGGAGCTGGTGTACTCCATCCGTCAGGACATCACTTTCAAGATTTTCGATCAGGGCGTTGTGCAGGATCCTTCCGACAACTCCATCGTTTACAACCTCATGCAGAATGACATGGTCGCGCTGCGTGCGGTTATGCGTCTCGGCTGGGAAATCCCGAACCCGAAAACGGCGTACAATGATACCCTGTCGAAGTACTGCCCGTTCGCGGTGTACGCTCCCGCCGGTACGGTCAACACCGTTACCGTTACCCCGGCCACCGCTACCGTTGCTAAGGGTGCGAGCAAGGCGTTTGCCGCCGCTGTGACCGGCGAGGGTGCGGTGTCTAACGGCGTGCTGTGGAGCGTTTCCGGCACGGCTGCTGTTAAGGCTGGAACGAAGATCGACGATAACGGCACGCTGACTATCGCCTCCAACGAGACGAATACTGCGCTGACCGTTACCGCGACTTCCAAGCAGGACGGCACGAAGTCCGGCACGGCTGCCGTTACCGTGGGCTGATAAACTGGAGGGGCGCAGATGTACGCGACATACACTTTCTACACCGATACCTATCTCGGCAGCGCCCTGACGGAACAGGAGTTTGCCCGCGCAGCAACGCGGGCAGACGCCTTTATTAACTACTATACCATGGGCAAGGCGAAAGATTACCCGGACGATGACAACGCGCTTGCGATGTGCTGCTGCGCGCTGGCGGAACAGTATCAAATTATTGAGAACGCCAAAGCGCAGAGCATGAGCGGCGGCGAGGTCAAGAGCCAGACCGTAGGCGCATGGAGCAAAACATACGCAAGTGGCGCAGAGACGGCGGAAGCCGCCCGGAAAACGCTGGAAGATATTGCTATGGACTATCTGGCATGGACGGGGCTTTTGTACAGAGGAGGGCAGCGCTGTGTTTCCACATACTGTGACTGTCTTTAACTCCTACGAGGACGACGACCTAAAGATTCACAACAGCATTACCGTCCTGCGTGGTGTGCTGTTGGATGTGTCCAAGGGAACGAACGTTGCAAAGACGGGGCTTGCCGACGCTGACGCCGCCACGCTCTACATCCCATTTTCTGTTGATGCGGTCAGCACGACTGGCGACAAGAAAACGTATGTCGAGCCAAAGGCGTTTTATGCGGCGGCGGATCAACAGGGATTGTGGACGCTGGACAGCGGCGGACATAGCAATTCCACGTCCACCTACTTTGTCAAAGGCGAGGTCTCCGAAATGATGAGCCTTGCGCAGCTGCAAGAGAAATACGACTACGCATTTGACGTGAGCACGGTTGATGTCCGTGATTTCGGCGGCGACATGATGCATTGGCAGGTCGGTGGCAAATGAGGATCACGTTAAAGATCAAGACCGTGAGCGGGGAAGACTTCAAATCCGCCTGTAAAGCGGCGGAGATCGTTGTTGCAACGCAAGCGCTGAAAGACACGATTCCCTTTGTCCCTGCGCTGACGGGCGTTTTCTCCAACATGGCGCGGACGGATGGCAATGAGATCGTCTATACCGGCGACCAAGCCCGATATCTGTACGAGGGCAAGGTCATGGTTGACGCCGCCACTGGGAAAGGCCCGATGAACATACCGGATGTAGGATTGCGCTGGCGCAAGGGCGCAACGCTCACTCCGACGGCGAAAGACCTTGTTTTTACTACGGACATGCACCCGCAAGCTCAATCCCATTGGATGGACGCATCCTACAAGAAAAACGGCGACAAGTGGGCGCGTGTCGCAGAAAAGGCGGTGATTTCGTCCCTTGGATGAACAGAAACCTAAAACCTTAGTGTCTGCGGAGGAAAACGCAGACGTGAGCCGCGCCGTGCGGCAATGGCTGAATACGTACCCGGATAAACCGCTTTCCAAGCTCGATTTTGAATGGTTGGGTGAGAAAAGCGGTTTATGCATTTCCACCATTCAGGCGGCTTACAAGACAAAGCAGTTTATTGACGGCTCGTATCAAGCGCAGTACCAGTTCAAAATCATTCTTCGCACTATGGCCAAAAACGCCGATGAGAGAATGAGCGCGGATGAGGTGCTGGATGCATACGGCGCGTGGGCAGAGGCAAACGCGGGCAGTCTGACGATTGCGGACGGTATCCGCGTGCGCAAGGTCAAACGCGACACGGCGGCGGCTCTTTTTGCCAGATACGAGGGAGACATAGAGGATCACCAGATCCTCTTAACTTTAATTTACGAGGTGATTTAACGAATGGCTGAATACACGTTTACCACTGCTGCGGGGCAGACTGTGGCGCGGGAACTGCTTCTCGCTTATCTGAATACCGGCACGAGTTCTGCTCCTGTTTGGTCGGTGATCGGCAAGCGCGTAGAGGACAGCTCCGAGGAATACGACTGGTCTACCGAAAGCAAGAAGGACATCCTCGGCGACACTTACGGCACGATGAAAAAGCCTGTCATTACGCAGTCTTTCGAGCCGTGCGAGCTGGACAGCGGCGATGCTGCGCAGCAGAAGATCTGGAAGCTTGCCGTCGTCGATCAGGACGCGATGGCGCTTGCGGCTATGGACATGCTCATTGTCCACACTTACGCCGGGTTTGCCGAACGCTACGAATCCTGCATGGTCGAGGTCACGGGTCTCGGCGGCGAGGGCGGCGGCAGCGTCGGAATGCCCATCAATGTGACCTACGGCGGCAAGCGCACCATTGGCACGGCGACGAAGGGAACCAGCGGCGCTATCGAGTTTACCCCGGCGACCTGAGAACGGGAGGTTAAGCAATGCTTGAACTTAGACATGATACCGGAGTACAGGAAATCTCCATTAACGGAAGGGTGACGGTGTTGCTCAACCTCACCGACATTGATTTTATCGAGCGCGTTTTTAATGCGTTTGACTCGATGGACAAGCAGCAGGACAAATACCAGGCGATGCTCGCCGGGGAGAACGACGCGAAGAAAATCTTTGCTGCTGCCCGTGCGATGGACGGGGAGATGCGAGAGCTTATCAACGGTCTTTTCGGCTTTGATGTTTGCACTCCCCTGTATGGCACGATGAACACATACGCAATGGCCGATGGCCTGCCCGTGTGGTGCAACCTGATGCTCTGCCTCATCGACAACATGAACGATACCTTTACGGCGGAAAAGAAAAAGACGAATCCGAAGCTGCAAAAGTATCTCGCAAAATTCAAGAAATGATCTACTCCCTGCCGGTGTCGCTTTCCGTCGGCGGTGCAGACCATGCGATACGCTCGGATTACAGGGTTATTCTCGATCTCATAGAGGTCTTGAATGACCCTGATTTTTCCGATACAGACAAGGCGGAGGCGACAATACAGACGATTTTTCCCGATTGGGAAACACTGACGGACTATTCGGAAGCATTGGAGAAGAGCTTCTGGTTCATCGACCTCGGACAGCCGCACGGGAAGAAATCCGCCCGCCTTGTGGATTGGGAAAAGGACTTCCCGTATATCGTCGCGCCGGTCAACCGTGTGCTCGGCTACGAATGCCGCTCTGTCGAATATCTCCACTGGTGGACATTCATGGGCGCGTACATGGAGATCGGCGGAGACTGTGCGTTCTCGCAGATCGTGTCGCTGCGCTCGAAACTTGCCAAAGGTAAAAAGCTCGAAAAATACGAGCGGGAATGGCTGCGGCAGAATCGTGAGCTTGTAACACTACCGACGAAGTACACGGCAGAGGACGAAGAAATGTTGAAGAAATGGACGTGATGCGATGGCGACAGAACTTAGATTCCCGGTAGAAATCGACGCCGGGCAAGCCGCCAAAGAATTGGACAAACTCCAACGCGACATGGACAGGCTCAAAAAGAACATGGAGAGCGGCGAGGCGAAACGCGCACCCATCGTTGAACAGCTCAAACAGGCGCAGGATGAGGCGGCGCAGGCTTATGATAAGGTCGAAAAGCTGAAATCCTCATTGGCCGAGAGCGAGGCAAAAACCGCAACTAACGCCAATGCTGATCCGCAGACATGGATCGAAGAGACCCAGCGGCAGGCGGAAATCAAAGCGCAGCTTTCCGAGCAGGAAAAGATTCTCGCGGCGAAAGAGAAAGCCGCACAGCGGCTTGAAGCGCAGGACGCGAAAATCGTTGACAAACTGAAACAGCAGACAGCGGAGCTGGAAGAACAGAAAAAAAGAGCCGGGGAGCTGACGCAGACAATCACCGATGCGTCCAAAGGCGCTGACATCAAGGCCGCAATGGAGGGTGCGCAGCAGTCCATCAAAAGCGGCATAAAAAATCTGCTCAAATACGGCATCGGTATCCGCTCGCTGTTTGTTCTTTTCCGAAAGCTAAAGCAATACACCATTGAAGCGGTTAGGGCTTATGCCGAGAACGACCCGGAGACGAAGAAAAGCATTAACGAACTGAAAGCGTCTTTGCAGGGGCTAAAGGCGTCATGGGGCGCTGCGTTTGCTCCAATTCTTACTGCGGTTATCCCGGTATTGCAGACGCTCATTGGCTGGATCACAAAGGCTGTGGACGCTATCGCGGCGTTCTTTGCGGCTCTTAGTGGGAAAAGCACATTCAAGCGGGCCATAACCAACACGGGAAAGTTGAGCGACAATCTATCCTCCGGCGCTGGCGCTGCAAAGGAAATGAAAAAGCAGCTCATGGGCATTGATACGCTGACCATTGCGCAGGATTCGTCCTCCGGTGGCGGCGGGGGCGGTTCCGGCAGCGGGATCAAGTACGAAGATGTAGCCATCAGCGACAAGATCAAGAACAACCTCGGGCTTATCAAAAACCTGTTGGAGGGGATAGCAGCACTTGCTATCGGGCTTGCGTTCGGGAAAACTGCCGCGAGTATTGCGCTGGTTCTTTTCGGCACTCTGGATTTGATTGATGCTTTTAAAAATTTCATCAACACCGGAAGCCTTACGAAAGACATGTGCGCGGAGATGTCAACCGGGTTTCTTAAAATCGGTATCGGTCTTGCCCTTCTCACCGGATCATGGATACCGCTTGCAATCGGAGCGTTCCTTGCTCTCGGTTCATTCCTGTCCGGGTGGTGGGATGACATCACAGCGTTTTTCGACAAGATCAGCGGCATAGTCAATGGGTGGTTCGACAATGCGTTGAAAACGCTTTCCGAAAAGGGCAACGTCCTTTCGCAAGTATTCATTCTGCTTTACGGCGTCGTTCAGTATTCTTTTAACAATATCGTCGGCGCTATTCGCACGGCATTGTCACTTATAAAAGCGATCTTTGAAACGCTGGCCGCTGTTGTATACGGTTTCGCCACCGGCGATTGGTCGGCGGCGCTTGAAAAGATCAAGAGCGCGTGGATCGACGTATGGGTTGAAATCAAACGCTGGGGCGCTTCACTTATCAACAGTATCCTTGGCACTGTGGAAGCGTTTGTAAACGGCGTTATTACGATGTTCAATAACCTCGTCGGGGCGTTCAGCAGCGTTTTGCAATTCTTCGGCGGCGGCGGTATAAACTGGCGGGCAAGCACGGTATCTATTCCGCGTCTCGCCAAGGGCGGCATCGTCAAAAAGGGCACTCCGTTTATTGCCGGTGAAGATGGCTCGGAGGCCGTCATTCCGCTTGAGAGAAACACACAGTGGGTGTCGATGGTCGCGGACGGCATCATTGACCGTATGACGGATAAGTTCGCCGGTTTGAGCATGAAAATGCCCGCCGTTGCTATGGGCGGTGTAGTGCCGCCTAATGCGTTTTCATCCGGGTATGGGTATGGTATATCCCCAGAGTTGGAAAGTAAGCTAGACGCACTTCTCGACCGTTTAACTGCGCGTGGCAACGAACAAATCAAACCGAGCGACGTTTACCTTGATAAGCGCAAGGTTGGGGAGATCATGTACACCTACACCGAGGAACGGAACAGGGGGCGCGGCAAATGAAACTGATCGTCAACGGCGTTGATATGCTTCCGTATCTTGACGGCGGCGGGTACACCGTGACCAGAGAGGACGGCGACAGCTCGGACGCGGGGCGCACGATGGATTACACGATGCACCGGGCGCGGATCGCAACGAAATTCCGCATTGATGCAACGTTCAAACCTTTGTACACCAAAGACGCCGAGATCGTTCTGCCGGCGCTTATGCCGGAGTACGTAGAAGTAACATACACAAACCCGTGGTTAAAGGGCACGCAAGTCACGACGATGTACAACAGCACAGGAAAAGCCACAGTCGATACATCTTTCGGTGATGGGAAAGAACGCTGGAACATTGATGCGCTCGCCCTTGTGGAGAGATAGCCATGCAGAACACAAGCGCAACCTACAAGGAAATCGTCGCCGGTACGCATTGGTTCGAGACCAAGCTCGTCATCGGCGACGAGTTTTATTTGATCGATGAGCACGCAGACTATATCACGTTCGGCGGGACGAGGATTTACTACGATTCCGATTCCGGCGGCTATGGCGGGAATATGCTCAAAGAGATCAAGACCACGCAGCACCTTTTCACGGACGACAAGCCGATGGTCGGGTGCTGTGTAGCCGCGGAAATCGATGTCACGATGGTAAAGCCGACGGCGACGATCAAGAGAATGTCCTCCATCAAGCCGTTTATCCGTGCCGTGAACGACACTAAGGAAAGCGAATGGATACCAAAGGGCGTGTTTTATATCGATACGCGCTCCGACGGGGAGAGCACGGACGAGATCGTATTCCACGGATACGACGCGATGTTAAAGGCCGAGAACGATTTTCCTGTGAATGGGGACATCGGCGAATGGCCCAAAACGGACATTGACGTTGTAAGCCTTATTGCTGGACATATGGGTGTGGAGGTCGATACACGCACGTTTGACATCATGCAGCGTGGGTATCAGGTTCAGTATCCCGGAGGATACGCAATGAGGGAAATCCTTGGATACATCGCGGCCATGTACGCGGGAAATTTCATCATGTCGGACGATGGAAAGCTCCGTCTTGTCCGGCTAAATGAGATCGGCATCGAGACACACTATCTCGTGGATACCGCCGGGTATGTCCTCACGTTCGGAGGTGACAGGATCCTTGTCTGAATCGGTTTTTATTGGTCGTAGCGCTTCCGGGTATACGACAACGCCGGAACTGCCGAAATACACCAAAGTCCGCATCAACGTTGACGACGATTCCTTCTATGAGGCCGGGAGCGGGTATAATGTCTTGGAGCTTGACTGCCCATGGGGTTCTCAACAGATGGCGAACGACATCTTAGAGAGCATCGGGGAGTTTGTCTATCGTCCGTATGACACGGAATGGGCAAAGCTCGACCCTGCGGCAGAGCTTGGCGACGGCGTTACCATCAATGGTGTTTTCTCCGGCATCTATGTTAATGAGACCAATTTCTCAACGCTGATGGCGGCGCGTATCTCCGCACCGCAGGAGAATGCTGTTGACCATGAGTACCCCTACAAATCCCCGACCGACCGGAAAACTACCCGGCAGTTTGCCGAGACGCGGGCAAGCCTTAGAGTTAATGCCGCGAGCATTCAGGCGGAGGTCACGGCAAGAGAAACGAGCGAAGCGGAAATGCGGGCGGCTTTGGAACTGCACGCGCAGGAGATCGCCGCGAGAGTGACGCAGACCGGCGGCAATTCCGCCTCTTTTGGTTGGTCGCTGACGGCGGACGGCTTTGTTCTGGAAAGTTCCGGGCAGGAAGTGTTTAGGGCAACGAAAGACGGTGTAGACATTACCGGCAAGATAACGGCAACGTCAGGGTTTATCGGCAGCAAGGACAGCGGATTTACCATTACGCAGAACGCAATCTATAACAAGCTGTCGGAACTGTACGGGACGGTAAATGGTGTGTACATCGGCGCAGACGGCATCGCTCTCGGCGGCGGGAAATTCCGCGTAAACAGCTACGGGCAACTGTATGCAACGGACGGAACGTTTACCGGGAATGTGTTTGCAAATCGCATTCAAACCGGCACGCAAAATGGGGAGTATGCGGGATACATATCCGGCGGTCAGATAGGCGGCGGGACAATAACCTCTGCCAACACAAATAGCTGGATAAATACCGGCATTGCCAACGCATACGACTTTGCGGAATTTATAACGGGAAACTTAGGAGCATCATACGCCACTATAAATAATCTAAAAACTGGGTTGACCTTCAAATTCAAAGATTATTTCGTTACGTGGAAATATGTAAAACTCGGAGATGGCACATATGCATGGATATTAGCGAGGGGTTAAAAATGATTTTTGCAAATGACAGAGCGTTTAATTGTTCTTTTTTCGGCGTAAGCACTGCTGGGAATATGCATGTAGTCATTACAGGATCAACGATCGTTGAGATTGCCGACTTCTTTTCAAAGAAAACGAACTTAGAAAAAATCCGTTATGAAAGCAACGGGGAATCTTACGAGTATACAGGTTTTATAAAACTTGTAAGCATTTCCGCACAGAATGACGGAATCCGAGTAACGCTTCGTCGGCTTTTTGCCGGGGAGGAAGAATGAACGAGCTTAATAAAATCAAGGAGCTTCTCGGCACTCTCCGCGTCGATGGATGGGAGAATTTCGAGAAGCTCGTTTACATCAAGCTGCTTATTGAGAAATTGATGGCGGCGGAAACAAAGGAGGGCTAATCCTTGGCGGACAAAACAGTAGGCGAGCTTCCGAGAGCATCAACCGTAACAACGACAGACCTGTTTGTTATGGAACAGGCAGGACAGGCAAAGTCCCTGACAGGACAGGTGCTTATCAACGACCTTGCAACGGCTCTTGACGGGCACGGAGGCATTAAGAGCATTACACTAAACGATGACTACACCCTGACGTTTATCATGTCTGACGATACGGAGGTAAAGACGACCTCGGTACGCGGCGCGACCGGCGCAAAGGGCGACAAGGGAACGGATGGTCGGGCAATCACAAGTGTTGCAAAAATCAGCACGTCCGGTCTTGTGGACACTTACAAAATCTCGTTCTCGGATAACACAAGCACAAACTTTACCGTGACCAACGGATCGTCCATCAAGAGCATTGCCAAAACCGGGACGAGCGGCTTGACGGACACCTACACCGTGACGCTCACGGACGGAACGACCTCTACGTTCAACGTAAAGAACGGCAACGGCATAGCGTCCATCACGCTGCAAAGCGGAACGCACGCCGCCGGTACTACGGATACATACAAAATCACGTTCGACAATGGAGAGTTTACCACATTCTCCGTCTATAACGGCATGAACGGCTCCGGCTCTGTCGTGTCAGTGAACACGAAATCGCCGGACGCCTCCGGCAACGTGACGTTAACCGGCGACGATATCCCCGTGAGCGCAGACGATGAAACTACGATCCCCGATGCGATTGAAGCGAAACAGGCGGCGACAAAAGATCTTGCCGCAGAAGCGACGCTTGCGGACGGGGACTATTTCCCGTTCTATGATGTTTCCGTATCGCTGAACCGGAAAACCCCTTGGTATAACATCGTGTCAAAAATCCGCGCGGCCTTTAAGACCACGGCGCTGCCCGTCGATTCCGGCGGCACGGGCGCAACGACGGCGGATGCGGCGCGGGCAAATCTTGGCGCGCTGTCCAACGCCAACGGCGCGGTTGGCACGGCAAATCTTGCTGATAAAGCGGTTGGCGTCGCCCAGCTGACGAACGACGCGCGCTTCGGCACCGAGCTCGCGATCAGCACGCCCGGCTCAACGCCCGATCTCGCGTGGGGAAACGCCCTCGTCTGGGTGTGGGGCACGTCCATGACGATCAAGCTGACCGCAGCGGTCTCGGCGATGCTGCCGCCGAACTGGCAGACGCGGATTTTTGCGAACGACCCGTTCACCTTCGAGTGGGAGGGCATCGGCACGCCGGTCAACGTCGCCAAGGGACAGACGGAGAGCGCGACCGGCTCCATCGCCGTGCCCGCGAAAAAGTATATCGACCTCAAAAAGATCGATAACAACATCTGGATCTTCTCCGGAACTTACGCCGAGCGAATGATCTACGCCGGAACGACAGAGCCGGGCGCCGAGCTCGGCGTGGACGGGGATATCTATCTCAAGTATGCAGAGTGAGGTGAACGGAATGGGAACGTTCAGCACGGCAGAGCCAACGAATGCGGCGGGATGGAGCGAGGAAGTATCCGGCGAGATTGTTAGCATGTACAACCAGGGAAAGTACGGCTATGCCTACTATTCCAAGTGCGCTGTTACGCGGCTTTCCGATAACTCTATCTGTGTGCGGATAAAGATGTACTCCAACGCAATCATGGGGTGGGGAGCGGCAAACAAAGCGGCGTACATCCCCTGGGGCAGCAACGGCACGGAAAACGAGTTCGGCCCGAGCGAAGCGTACAATTACGGCAGCGGCTATTATCTTGCCGCCACTTATTACTACACGCTTCCGTCAACGTATACCGGCGCGACGGTGACTGCCGGAATGACCAGCGGGCACAGACCGACTACGGCAAACAGCCCGGTCACTCTTGCCGTACCGGAGCCGGTCGGCGATGTGCTGTACTTCAAGACCGGCGGGACGTGGAAGCAGGCGATGCTCTACCGCAAGGGCGGCGCATGGAAAAATGCGCTGGCAAAATTCAAAGCAGGAGGTATATGGAAATGAACGGTATCGACATTTCCCAGTGGCAGGGCGACATGGACCTGACGCCCTATAAAGACGGCTTCGTCATCCTCCGCGGCGGGTTCTGGACGAGCGCAGACCCGTGGGCGGAGCGGAACATCGCAAAGTGCGAGAAGCTCGGCATTCCGTGGGGGCTTTACTGGTATTCCTACGCGCTCAACGAGGCGCAGGCACGGCAGGAGGCGGAGGCCTGTCTCAAGCTTCTTAATGGCCGAAAGCCCCGTCTCGGCGTGTGGTTCGATATGGAGGACGCGGACGCCTACAAGGCGAAAAACGGCTTTCCGGAGAATGAGACGGTCAACGCCATGTGCAAGGTTTTCTGCGCGGCTATGGAAGAGGCGGGGAACAAAACCGGCGTGTACGCCAGCTTGAGCTGGTTTGATACACACATCGGCGAGACGGGGTATGATAAATGGATCGCCGCGTGGGGCGCGAACGACGGCGTAAATTATCCCGACCTTTCCGGGAAATGCGTCATGCAGCAGTACCGGGGCAGCCCGCTGGATCTGGATATTTTGTATGTGCCGCTTTCGTATTTTGACGATGGCGCGGCGGGCGGAGCAGAGCCCCGCCCCTACGAAAAGGACGGGGAATGCGTAAGCGTCCCGGCGATGGCGCAGGAGGTACTTGACGGGAAGTGGGGCAACGGCGAGGAGCGAAAGCAGAAGCTCGGCGCGTGGTTTTACGATCTCGTGCAGGGCGAAGTGAACCGTATCCTCTGAGTAAAGTAGGAGAAATAAATGGAAATTATAAAAACAATCATCACCGCATGCGGCGGGGCTGCCGTTGCTGGCATCTTCTCGCTGATCCTCGCCAACCGTAAGAACAACAGCGAGATCGTGAAGCGGCTGGATGCTCTCGACGGCAAGCTCGTAAAGCACATCGAGGACGACGCCGCGTGTCGTGCTGACGAGGCGCGAAGCCGCATCCTCCGCTTCGGCGATGAGGTGCGGCAGGGCGTTCTTCACACCGCCGAGCATTGGGCGGACGTTCTTCGGGACGTTGACCGATATGAGGACTATTGCTCCGGTCACCCGCTGTATGAGAACAACCGTGCCGCAAACACCATCCAGCATCTTAACAGCGTCTACGCCGGGCATCTCAAGAAAAACGATTTTTTGAAGTAAGGAGAATTTGCAATGAACGAAATCATCACTACCTACGGCATGGAAATCATCAAGTACATCATCCTCGCCATCTGCGGCATTGCCGCGTCTTACGCCGCGAAGCTGTACGAAAAGTACGTCAACACCGATACCAAGCGCAAGGTTGCGGCAACTACCGTTGCGTACATTGAACAGGTTTATAAGGATATCCACGGCGACGAGAAACTGTCCCGCGCCATGGCTATCGCTGCCTCCATCCTCGAACAGAAGGGCATCAAAACCACGGAGGTCGAGCTTAAGGTGCTTCTCGAAGCCGCCGTTAAGGAAATGAACGATAAGTTCAAAGCCGCCTGACGGCAACAAAAACTTTGTAAACCGACACTGCGGAATCATGAAAGAATCCGTAAAAACATTCTGCCGCATCAATGGCGTCGAGGCGTCTGAAAGCCTCGCAGAGACACTTTTTAACGCATACATGGAGAGTGTAGCCAATGACGACAGAAAGCCTCCTACGGAGTTTAACAACGCCGGGGACAAAAAATAAGCTGCAATTCCCGCGCGAGCTGCGCGAACAGTTTGAGCGGGACTGCGGCTTTACCGACGAGGAACTAAAAATCTTCCGCCTGCGGGCAAAGGGCATGAGCGTTTTGCAAATCTCCTTCGCCATGCAGACGGATACGAAACTGTACGGCACGGAAAAGGTCGAGCGCCGTATACGGGCGATCAAGGACAAGATCGCCGCTGCAATCGAATGATGGGTTTTTGACGGATTATTGAGGGCTAACCGATGGGTTAGCCCTCTTTTTTTATGCGACAATGGGTGCAGAAAGGACGTGAAGCAATGGAAAACTACTACCAACAGCCACAGCAGTTTTACGGCGGATATCAGAGACCGCAGCCCATGCAGCAGATTGCTCCCGGATACGTCTGCAAGCCGGTCACGAGCCGCGAAGAGGCTATTGCCACAAGCACGGACTACTTTTCGCTCGGTGTCGTCATGCCGGACATCGGGCACGGAATGATCTACCTGAAACGCTTCAACCAGCAGACTGGCGCATCGGATTTCTTTGATTTCAAACTGTTCACCCCGGAACAAGCCCCAGCGGTAGAGTACGCCACAAAAGCCGACCTTGACGCGCTACGGGCGGAGCTGACCGCGAAAAAGCGCCGGAGGGTAGAAGACGATGATGAATAATCCGATTTTCAACTTGATTAACCTCGCCCGTACCGGCGGAAACCCGATGACGCTAATGCAGCAGATGGCGGGACGCGATCCGCGGGCGCAACAGGCATTAAAGATGGTACAGGGCAAGACGCCCGACCAGCTCCGGCAGATGGCGGAGAACATGGCGAAGGAACGCGGAACAACGATTGACGAAATCGCCCGAGGTCTCGGGCTTAAATAAACACTCTCCTATCAGTTTACGGCATCTTGACAAAAAGCCGCTTCTCGAATGCAGCCGGGAGGCGCGCGCCCGGATGTAAATAAACTGATAGGAGTTTTTTCTATGGCAGACGATTTTATGAACGGCTTCCTTGCCGGACAGGGCGACAATAACCGAAGCGGTCTTTTCGGCGGCGACGGTTGGTGGGCAATCATCATCTTTGCGCTGATTTTCGGCTGGGGGAACGGCGGCTACGGCTTTGGCGGCGGCAATTCCGGCGGTGTAGTCGATGGCTATGTTCTTACCTCTGACTTTGCGAACATTGAGCGCAAGATCGACGCGGTGAACAATGGCGTTTGTGACGGCTTTTACGCGATGAACACCGGAATGCTTAACGGCTTTGCCGGTGTGACGCAGGCCGTGACGAGCGGATTCTCTGCGGCGGAGCTTGCCCGATGCAATCAGCAGGCGGCGCTCATTCAGCAGCTCAACGCCATGCAGATGCAGAACCAGAACTGCTGCTGCGAGAATCGGCAGGCTATCGCACAGGTTCGCTATGACATGGCGACGCAGGCGTGCGATACCCGGAACACCATCCAGAATGTTGCCCGTGACATCACGGACAACCAGAACGCCGGAACCCGCGCTATCCTCGATTTCCTCACGCAGAGCAAGATTCAGAGCCTTGAAGCGGATAATCAGGCGCTGCGTCTGGCCGCGTCCCAGAGCGCCCAGAACGCGACGCTCATTAACGCGCTGCGCCCGTCCCCCGTTCCCGCGTATCAGGTGCAGAACCCTTACTGCTGCAACCAGAACACCTGTTGCGGGTGCTGAAAATGTGATCGGGGCGGGACATCCCGCCCCTGAAAGGAGTTAAAAATGGCTTGCAAACCTGTATGTCAGCTTTGCAAAAGGCTGATCCTTAGCCAGTCGATCACGTTTACCGGCGGGAATCTGGTTGTCAATCTTCCAGATGGCAACTACTCCAACGGAGAAAAATACTGCATCGTTCTGGCGCAGAGCATCCCAACGACGGCGACGATTAACGCGCCGGTCGTGTTCACCATTGGCGCGGGAACGGCGCAGTTCCCGCTGACGAATCGTTGCTGCGCCCCCGTGACTGCGTGTGGTGTGCGGACGCGGACGAAGTACAGCACGATTGTGGTCACAAATGCCACGGGCGGCACCTTCCGAATGATCGGGAAACCGTGCTGCTCGCCGAGCAATGATCTTACCGCCATTAACGCGGAGACAGGAGCGACGACATGAGAGCGGACAGAATCAGACGCATCCGAGACTACCAGACACAGAACAATCGTGACTATGAGCCGCAGGACAGATACCGCGACAGCCGAGGCCGCGAGCATTACAACAACGGGCGCTATGCCCCGCGCAATGACTACCGCGACGAATACACGGACTACTACGACGACCGCCGCCGAATCGGATTCTCCTACGAGCCGCGCATGGGCGAGAGCTACGGCGGAGAGTATGACCGCGGCTATGCCGGAGGGTACGACCGCATGACCCGCGAAATGGCGGACGAGTGGATGCACGGCCTTGAGAATGAGGACGGTAGTAGGGGCGCGCATTGGAGCTACGAGCAGACCAAGAATCTTCTTGAGCAGAAGAAAATAGACTGTGATCCGATGGAGTTCTATGTCGCCATGAACATGCTGTACTCGGACTACTTCAAGGTGGCAAAGAAATTCAACGTCAACAACACGGAGTTCTACGCCGACCTTGCCGAAGCGTTCCTTTGCGATAAGGACGCGGACGATGATAAGCTCGTGCGGTATTACGAGTGTATTGTCGAATGAGAAAAGAAAAAAGGAGGGCTGAAAGGCCCTCCTCTTTGCTTTATAAAATCAACCGCATGTTTCATTGAGCATGTCGAAAATGTTATAAATTTTTGCAAGAAAATTCAATTAAATAGTTGACATTCTAAACCGAATAGTTTATAACTACAACTGTAAGGCAAGGGCGAAAGCCTTTTACGGAAGGAAGTGAGGACATGCCTGACGTGAACGTCACGGAAGCTTTGCTCAGAGCGATTCTTGAGCTGATCGAAACTTGCGATTCGCTCGAAGAGCTGCGAGAGCGCGTTAAGCGGATCATGCAGAAGCATTAAAAAATCGGTGAGCGCCCCAGCTAAAGCCGCTCACCGAAAGCCACAGGATGGGGGCTTAGAGCCTTGCCAAAGCCCCTTTCCTTTTCTACCTTAACACGGCAAGGCGCAAATGTAAAGGAGAAAAAACTATGTGCGTAAGCGAGTACATCAATTTGATCGCAGCGGCTGACAGCATTGACACGCTTCGGTATATTGTGTCTTTCGCCGCGAATGACGACAGCATTTCCAATGCCGAGTATGAATTCATCTACCAGACGGCGGAGGCGGCGATTGTATGAACAAGAAAATTTGCGCGTTGATAACTGACCGCCTAATTGAGGAAATGGAAAAGGGCATCATCCCGTGGGACAAGCCTTGGACGGGCGTTGGCGCTGTTTCCCACACCACCGGCAAGCCGTACAGCCTGCTTAACCAGTTAATTCTTGGCTGCGCGGGCGAGTGGGTGACGATGAATCAGATCAAAGCTGAAAAGGGCCATTTGAAGAAAGGCTCTAAAGGAAGCCCGGTCGTTTTCTGGAAACAGGTGACAACGAGCTTGACGGACGAGAACGGAGAGCCAACAGAAAAGATCGTACCGATGCTTAGATACTACACCGTCTTCAATGTCGAAGATTGCGAGAATATCAAAGTCAAATATCCTCCCGAACTCCAAAAGCACGCAAACCCGGTATCGGAGGCCGAGGACATCATTACCGCTTATGTTGAGCGCGAGGGCGTAAAGCTGATCCGCGATAATCTGTCCGACGAAGCGTTTTACAGCCCGTCACGTGATGCAATCGTCATTCCGAAGATTGAACAATTCCCTAATGAGGCCTTGTATTACTCGACAGCCTTTCACGAGATGGCACATTCTACCGGGCATAAAACAAGGCTTGATCGCTTTGCTTGCGGTTCTGGCGCAGCGGCTTTTGGAAGCGATGACTACAGCAAAGAAGAGCTTGTAGCGGAGCTCGGCGCGGCAAACCTTGTTGCCTATGTAGGGATAGAAACAAGAGCTTCTTTCCGAAATAGCGCTGCATATCTTCAAGGTTGGATGCAAGTTCTAAAAAATGATCCAACTATGATAATCTCTGCCGCTGGCAAAGCTGAAAAAGCAGTAAACTATATTTTAGGGGATGCATAATGCATCCCCTGTTTAGCTATATTATGCGTTAACTGGTGTTAAGGTTCTTTATAGCCAAACAAGTTTAAAAAAGATGTCGCCGTTTTCTG